TCGGTCTCGCCCTTCTGCTCTTCAGTGCAGCAGCCAAGGGCTACATGGCGATGGTGTAGGGCGGGATGAGACCGCTGCCGCCCGATGAGCTTCTGGACGAGGAGCAGTCAGCGCCGCTGTTCGTGCCGGCCCCTGAACTGGCGAAATGGGCGACCGCGACGATCATCGAGTCGGGTGCGCCGCTCTACAACGAGGACCATCATCATCTGAACTGGGCCAGGCTCGGCATGCTCTGGACGAATGCCGAAAACGCTCGTCGCGGTCGACGCGTCATCGGTCAATGCGAAATGGGCCTTCCGCCGCTCGGCAAATGGCCACGGGCGCGGATGGAGCGCCAACTGCTCGACTGGTTCGGCCGGGTGCCGGACTTCCTGCTGACCTTCGACGCGTCGTACTGTTCAGGCTGCACCGACGAGCAATTCCTCGCGCTTCTCGAGCACGAGCTCTACCACTGCGGACAGGCGAAGGACGAGTTCGGCGCCCCGCGCTTCAACACGCGGACCGGCCTGCCGGTCTTCACCGTGCGCGGACACGACGTTGAGGAGTTCGTCGGCGTCGTCAGGCGATACGGCGCCGATGCGGCTGGTGTGCGCGATCTAGTCGAAGCGGCGAGCCGCCGGCCGGAAGTGGGGTGCGCCAGCATCGCGGAGGCATGCGGGACGTGCTTGGCGCGGGCGGCTTAGCGCCGATTGAGCTTCAATAGAAGCGCGTTGAGAGCCGCCGCGTGTCTGGGGTGTTCGGCGGGCGTCCAGACCTCGCTCAGTCGCTGAACAAGCGGGATCACGACCCTAACCTTCGTCGATAGCTCTGCCAGTTCGTGGATCGCCGCGAGTTGTGCCAATTCGCCATGCTTATCGGCGGCATGGTTCTCAAGGATGTCGAGCAATTCGGAAAGTCGCGCCCATTCCCGCTGACGCTGTTCGCGGTTCAGTGTGACCTGCTTGAACACCCCGGTCACAGCGCTTGTCAGTAGCGGAACGGCAACGCCGAGCCCGGCGATGACGAGGCCGAAAACGACGAACCACTGATCTTGATTGAGCCCCGGCAACTTCTATTCCCCCTGACCGGACCCTGACAGACCTATGGCAAAAGGCAAGCTTAGCGAAGCGGTAAAGACCTTCGTCGTCCAGAGCCTCGCGTGCTTCGATACCCCGAGTGTTGTGGCGGTGGCGGTCAAGAAGGAATTCGGCGAGGAGATTACTCGACAGGCCGTCGAGTCTTACGACCCGAACAAGAAGGCTGGCGCCAACCTAGCCAACAAGTGGCGCGCGCTGTTCGAGGAGACCCGCAAGACCTTCCTCGATGATACCGCGGAGATCGGCATCAGCCATCGAACAGTCCGGCTCCGCGCTCTGCAGCGCATGGCGGCCAAGGCCGAAGATCAAGGCAACATGGTGCTGGCGGCGCAGCTGCTCGAGCAGGCGGCCAAAGAGATGGGCAACGCCTTCACGAACCGGCATGAGGTGACGGGCAAGGACGGCAAGGACCTTCCGACGCCGGTCGCGCCCGTGACGATATTCCAGTTGCCCGACAATGGGAGAAGCTGAGGCAGGGCAGGGCGCCCCGAAGATAATCCGACCGCAGCCGGGCCCGCAGACGACGTTTCTGTCGACGCCGGCCGATATCGCCATCTATGGCGGCGCGGCCGGCGGGGGCAAGACCTGGGCTCTCCTGATGGAGCCCCTGCGGCATGTGGGTAATCCGCAGTTCGGCGCGGTGTTCTTTCGGCGCACCCTGAAACAGGTACGCAACGAGGGCGGCCTCTGGGACGAGAGCGAAAAGCTCTATCCGCATCTAGCGGCGAAACCGAACACAGCGCCGGACATGTCGTGGACGTTTCCGTCGGGCGCCTCGGTCTCATTCGCTCACCTTGAGCATGAGAAAAACAAGCTCGATTGGCAGGGATCGCAGATCTCCCTAGAGTGCTTCGACGAGTTGACGCACTTCACGGCGACGCAGTTTTGGTACCTGCTCAGCCGCAACCGCTCCATGAGTGGCGTTCGTCCATACGTCCGGGCGACGTGTAACCCGGATGCCGACAGCTGGGTCGCTGAGTTCATCGCCTGGTGGATCGACCCTGAGACCGGGTTTGCCATCCCGGAACGCGCGGGCGTGCTTCGCTGGTTCGTTCGCATCGGCGACAAGATAATCTGGGCCGATCGTCCCGAAGACTTGATGGAGTACAAGGCGCCTGATGAGGCGGGCGTCGAACGGCCAATTCCGCCGAAGTCGGTGACGTTCATCCCAGCCAAGCTGAGCGACAACAAGGCGCTCATGGCGGCCGACCCGGGGTATCTCGCCAACCTGATGGCGCTGCCTACGGTCGAGCGGGAACGGCTGCTCGGCGGCAACTGGAAGATCAGGCCGGCAGCCGGGCTTCTGTTCCAGCGCGGTTGGTGCGAGGTGATCGACGCCGTGCCCCTCGGCACCCGATGGGTGCGCGGCTGGGACCTGGCGGCGACGCCAAAGACTGAGGACAACGACCCCGACGCGACGTCGGGCACCAAGATCGGCAAAATGCCGGACGGCCGGTTCGTGGTCGGCGATCATGTCTCTGGGTGGCTCTCGCCGTCAAAGCGCGACGAGCTGATCAAGAACACGGCGACGCGCGACAATGTCGAGGTTTCGATCGATCTGCCGCAAGACCCCGGCCAGGCCGGCAAGTCGCAGGTGGCGGACCTGATCAAGAAGCTCGCGGGTTTCGACGCACGGTCATCGCCGGAATCAGGTGACAAGGTGACGCGGTTCTCGCCGTTCTCGGCGCAGGCAGAAGCCGGAAATGTTGCGGTGCTGCGCGGCCCGTGGAATGAGGAATGGTTCACGGCGCTTGAGGCCTTCGCTCCTGACGCGAAGCACGACGACGTGGCGGACAGCACGAGCCGGGCCTTCAACGCGCTCAACGAGCGGCCAGTCCCGCTGGCGGTCACCCAAGAAACGGTCGCGGAAGTGATGGCGGCGCTCAAAAGGCGGTGAGGCGTGGGCTTCTTCGATTTTCTCCGCCGCAAGCCGTCGGCGCCGGCGGCCGAACCCGTCAAACCGGCAGAGAAGAATTTCGTCGCCGACGCCATGGCGATGCTTAACGCTGTGCAACTGATCAGCGAGCGCAAGACGGCCGAACGCAAGCCGATCTCGTTGGCGCCATATATCCATCCGCCGAAGGCGATGCCGCCAGCGAACAATCGCATGGTGATGGATTCGGGACTCACGGGATGGGCGGGTGAGGCGCTCAACAGCGTCGCCAATGAAGGGCTGGAGTTTCTTGGCTATCCCTACCTGGCGCTGCTGGCGCAGCGGCCGGAATACCGAGTGATCTCGGAGACGATCGCAACCGAAGCGACCCGGAAGTGGATCGAGTTCAAGTCGGTCGGCACCGATGGGGCCGACAAGACCGAACGCATCAAGCAATTGGTTGACGAGTTCGACCGGCTCAATGTGCGCGACCATTTTGCCGCGCTCGCAACGCAGGACGGATTTTTCGGTCGATCGCACCTGTTCCTCGACTTCGGCGACGGTTCATTCGAGGACCCCGCGACCTATCACGAACTCAAGACCGACATCGGCGATGGCCGCGACAAGCTGAGCGCGTCCAAGGTCAAGAAGGGGTCGCTCAAGCGCCTGCAGACCGTCGAGGCGGTGTGGACCTACCCGACGACCTACAACGCGGTGAACCCGCTTTCGCCGACCTGGTACAATCCGCAGGTTTGGTACGTGATGGGCAAAGAGGTCCATCGCTCGCGGCTGCTGACCTTCATCGGCCACCCGGTGCCCGATCTGCTCAAGCCGGCCTATTCGTTCGGTGGGCTGTCGCTGTCGCAGATGGCCAAACCTTACGTCGACATCTGGCTCACCACTCGCCAAAGCGTCGGGACGCTGATTCATTCTTTCTCCGTCATGGTGCTGATGACGGACCTGTCGACCATCCTGGCGCCGGGCGGCGGGGGCGGTGCGGCTCTCGCCTCTCGGGTCGATCTCTTCAACGAGCTGCGCGACAACGCCGGCACCTTCGTCGTCAACAAGACCAGTGAGGATTTCAAGAACGTCTCGGTGCCTCTGTCGGGGCTCCACGAACTGCAGGCGCAGTCGAAGGAGCACATGATGTCGGTGGCGCGCATCCCGGCGGTGAAGTTCACCGGGATCCAGCCGAGCGGGCTCAACGCGTCGTCGGAAGGCGAAATTCGAGCCTTCTACGACACGATCGGCGCCTACCAGAATTTCTTCTTCCGGCCGAACCTGACGAAGGTGGTGCATTTCGTGATGCTATCGCTCTGGGGCGAGATCGACGAGGAGATTGTCTTCGACTTTGTCCCGCTCTGGTCGATGAGCGAAAAGGAAGAGGCGGAGCTGCGGAAGATCGAGGCGGAGACGGACCAGGTCCATGTCGATGCCGGCGTGCTCGATCCGCACGAGGTGCGCAAGCGCATCGCCTCGGACCCGGATACGCCATACGCCGATCTCGATGTCGACGACATGCCCGATCTTCTGGACGAAGAAGAGCGAGGGCTGGAGCCGCCCGGCGGAAAACCGGAACTGGTTGCGGAAGAGGTCGAGGAAGGCGATAACGGTGCCGAGGAAAAGGCAGCGTGATCCGGCTCAATCTCAGCGAACTACTCGAGGCGGCGGAAGACCGGACTTCGTTCAGCGAAGCCGAGCTGACAGATATTCGTCTCTCGGACGTGATCCGCAAGCCGGAGGCCGACAGTGAGCAAGGAGAAGCTCCTCCGGCCCGTGCGCCCGAACGCCGGCATCGAAAGCGCCTATCGCGCCCAGCTTGATCGCCTGATCAAGGAAAT